TCAAATTTTCATATAAAACCGGCACACATACCCATCCGCGTTCAGCTTGAGCCCCGGCACCCACGGCGGCGTCCTGCCCATCTGCTCGCAGACAACTTCGAGCGAAACCCTCGGATCGCACTCAATGATAAGCTCATCGTGGACATGACCGACAATGTCACAGCAACGGAGCGTTTTCATAGCGTAGGCGAGAATATCGCGGCTGATCGCCTGCACGATGTTTTCCACGAATTTCGGACCGTAGCTTTCGATGCGTTCCCATTTCTTATTCTGCCCGACGCCCTCATAGGTGACGGATTCCGAACCGAAGCGGTTGAGTCCCATCCTCGGCTTCACATAGGCAAGCCGCCTACCGGACGGCAGCGTGATGAACATCATGCCTGACTTATAGGAAAAGACGATGCCGTGTGTCTCCGTGCGGATATGTTTCCTGACAGTTTCGGTCACACAGCGGTCGACATCCCACCAGAAGCTGACGATGTTCGGATTGGCTGTGCGCCACGAGGATACCAGCGGATAAAGCTCGTCTTCGGTGAGTCCCATCTCCAATGCGCCCATCGCTTTGAGTGCGCCGACCGAGCCACCGTAGCCGAGAGCCAGTTCCGCAATTTTGCCCTTCTGCCGGAGGTGACCGTTCACGCCGTGCTTCTCGACCGGGACGCCGAACATGGCGGATGCTGAAGCACAGTATATATCACCATTCTTGCTGAACACATCCATGCGCCATTTTTCTTTTGCGAGATATGACAGCACCCTTGCCTCTATGGCTGAGAAGTCGCTGACAATAAATTTATATCCCGGTTTGGGAATAAAAGCAGTGCGTATTAGCTGTGAGAGCGTGTCCGGCACGTCGCCGTACAGCATTGACACCATCTCGTAGTCGCCTTCCTTTACAAGCTCCCGCGCCTGTTCCAGATCATCCATGTGATTCTGGGGCAGGTTTTGCAATTGAATGATGCGCCCAGCCCATCTGCCACTGCGGTTGGCTCCGTAAAACTGAAACATCCCGTGAGCCCGGCCGTCCTCGCAGGCGGCCGTTTTCATTGCCTGGTATTTCTTGACTGAGGATTTCGCAAGCTGCTGGCGGAGAGCAAGGATATCCGCAAGCTCCGGCGACGCAGTCTTGATGGCAGCGGCCACTTCCTTCTTGCCAAGGCTCTCCATTTCCATCCCGTTTTCGGCAAGCCACTGTTTCATCTGCTGGACGCTCCCCGGATTGTCAAGGTGCGTCAGCTCCTTCATTTTATACGATAGCTCCTCCTTTGAGCGGTCGTCCATTGCAATTGCATTCTTGACAAGCGGCATGTCAACCAGAATGCCACGGTCGTTTATTTCCTGATCAATATGATACTCATCCCACACGAAGTCCGGCACGGGGAATCCCTGCAGCCGAGCTTTTATCTGTATCTCAACCTCTACATCGCGCTTATTGTAAGCCTTGAAGACTTCCCACTTCTCGGAATCATCAGACGGCAGATTTCTCGTTCGCTCACTATTTGTTTTTGTCGGCTTGCACGGGACACAGAAATATTTGATCATGGCTTTCCCTTCCGACATTTTCCGCTGCTCCAGTTTCAGTACAGAGCCGATCTTATCGAGCGACAGCGGGAGCCCCAGATATGCTCCCCAGATCATGGAACAGCGCCAGCTTTCCGGGTTCAGATAATGGGCGTGTTTCGTTGAGAGCGGATGATTGTCATAAAACGGATCAAGGCTGATACCACGGTCACGCAGGTACCGGGACAGGCAGATTCTCTCGAACTGACTGTTGTGTGCCCACTTTATTACATTGTCGTCCGTCAGAGCGTTTATGATCTCATCCGGAATTGTCTCGCCGGACGCAAGGTCGATAACCTTCACCTCGCCGCCGTCAACGGAATAGCCGAACAGCAGTATCTCGAAGTCGTCCGCTTCGGCGTACTTGTACACGCCGCATTTCGACAGATCGTTGCTGCTGAAAGTCTCCAGATCTATATCTAACTCATGCATACATTTCCTCCAAAGTCGGCAAAGGCGGCAGAGAAACCTCCGCCGCCCGCCGTTCCAATTGTCCGATTCAGTTTTTCATGCGCTTCTCATGGTACTCCCTGTCACGTTTGTCGGCTTCCTCTTTGCGGCGTTCCTCCTTGCGGTCGTTCAGGAGATTCTGGACGACCGTGATCAGGAACACCACGCTGATGACAAGCCAGATTGCGAGAAGAATGACAAGAAACGCTGTCTGTAATGTCGTCATGGTGTGCCCTCCTTTAGCTTAGAAAATCATCATCCTCATCCGCCGCAAAGTCGTCTTCGGCGCGGCTTCTGCTGCCAAGCGGCTCACCGTCACGGATCTTCTGGAGATTGTTCAGACCGCAGGCGATTCCCTTGTTGCCATTTGTATTGAAGGAATACATGCTGATGGACGCACGTCCGTACACGCCAGAGTAGACTTCACTTCTCTCAAGGATGGGCTGGCGGTCAGCGTCAACAATGCCGGGAGCAGTGGTGCTGTTGGCATTGATGAAATAGCTGTTCGCATAAGCCGGATCGTCCGGGCGTTCCACGTCACCGTCACGCATAGGCGTCTTGATGGCCGCAAGCGGAGGCACGCTCTTGGAATTGCCCTTCAGCTTGCTCTCACCTTCCTCATACGCCGCCTGGATCGCGGCCTTGATCTTGTTCACCGTGACGGTGTCCTTCTTCGGAATGATCAGGCTCACGGAAAACTTCGGCGTTCCGCCGTTGATGCTCTTCGCGTCCCAGACGTTCGCGTAACTCCAGCGGGTGTCGGGACCGGTGATAACCTTCGTAGGATTTATAAACTTTGACATAATATTGTCCTCCTTATTCAAAATCTGTTTTTGCTGTATCTAACGCCGGACGCTTGTCCGACTTTGGTACCAGGGTCGGTTTCCCCGGCGGCTTGTATGTAAGTCCGCCGAGAACCTCGTCAAACTGCTTCTTTCCAAGAAGCGATCTCATTGCCGTGATGCCGAGAATCTTGCGCTCATATGGTTCGTAGCCAAGCTCCGATACCGCCTCCGCTACGGCGTTCTCATCGGTGTACTTCGTGACGGAGCGTCCCGCGACCACTTTGAAGTCAGGGTATTCCGTGCCGGAGAGCGCCTGCCGCAAGGCATATTCCTTGATGTCGTTCGCCCAGGATACGAGCTCGTCCGCCTTGAGAAGCACCATGTCAATCTCCTCATCTGACAGGTCTGGCGGCATTTGAAAGTCGTACTTCGCGAGCTCCAGATTGTACTCTGCTCGTTTCCGGCAGGTAGCCTTTACGGCGCAGAACTGGCAGTGGTCGCCAGCCTTGTATTCGCCCTCACCCTTGTAGGCAAGCTTTGCAGCGGGAGCGAGAATCTCGTCTGCCCATTTGAGAAGATCTGCTTTGGAAATCTCGAAGGTACTGATATTGTCCCGCCTCGGCTGGAAGATTGTCATGCGGATGGTTTCGATATCGTAGATGCCGTCAAACATCTCAACCGCTCCGAGCGCGTAGCACATCATCTGCGGATTCATCTCGGCATTCACAATGACGCCAAGTTCATGTTTATAATCGATAATCTGCAGCAGGTCATCCGCGACGATTACACAGTCGCCGGTTCCGAAGCCTTCCGGCACCCAGCGAGAGAAATCCAGTCGCTGCTCAACAAATACCGCCGGGTCGCTGCAGTGCTTCTTTGCTTCCTCAACCTGCTCCATTACGAAGGAGCAGTACTGGTCGGAGCACCTGTCCATCTCCTCATCGGAATAATCAAGATCTTCAGTCGGATCTCTGACATTTCTCCCGAGAGTGTGTTCAACCTTGTACTGGCAGAGCTCATGCGCGGCGGTTCCCTGTCTTGCGTACTCGCTTGACTGGTCAGGAACGCTGGCGCATCTCTTGGCGCTCGGCGGACACTGTAGCCATCGGTGGCACGATGACGCGGAGAGAAGTGCATGCTTGCTCATTTCAGCGCCTCCGCTTCTTTTACGAGGTCGGGGTACTTTGCCGGATCAACGTCTGTCAGACTTCCTCCGCCGTATTTCTTCACCAGAGCTTTTGCCTGTTCCCGGAAGCCTGCCACTGACTTCTCCGCAAGGAGCTTTCTCACTTCCTCTTTGGTATAGGTTTTCTCAGGCTCTTTCTCCGGCGTGGCGGCAGCTTCTGCCTGTGCCGGAGCGGCCTGTTCTGGTACTGGTGCGGTTTCTGAGAAGGCAGCTCTGATTTCATTTGCTGTCTTAATCAGCTCTTCACCGCATTCTGTTAACTTCTGTCCTGCGTCGATCAGCGCGTCAAGCGTCATCGACAGCTCGCTCATTTTGCCCATGCTTGTCCTCCTTTAACATCTGCATTTCGAGTTTTCTCGCCAGCCGTCTTGACACAACGCTGATGGCGATCAGCGTATCGATCAGCTCACGCTTTTCGGCCGGTGATTTCATTTCTTTTGTTTCCTGCATGGCTGTCTGTCCTCCTTTCACCGGCTATGTAGCCAAATGCCCGGATTTTCCGGTCAAATCCAAAAAAATTTTTAAGACCTGCATTTCTTCCTTAATTCATAGGAAGCGATGCAGGTCTTTTTGCGTGTTCTGAAATTTTTCTCCACCACGACCGGAAAAATGACCGGTTTGGCTACATAGCCATCGGGAGGGATGGAAAAGCCCTTCACAAATACACGAAAGGAGTTAGTGACGATGGCTAACACAAATCAGAAGAAGCAGTACCGTCCGCTCGTTTATGTTTGCTCGCCGTATTCCGGCGATACAGATAAGAACACTCAGGATGCGAGAAGGTACAGCCGCTTCGCAGTAGACAGGGGAACAATCCCGCTCACGCCGCACCTGATGCTGCCGCAGTACATGAAGGAGGACAGCGAACGCGAGCTCGCGCTCTTTATGGATCTGATCTTCCTCGGGAAGTGCGATGAGCTGTGGGTGTTCGGCAGCCGGGTATCCTCCGGCATGAAAACGGAAATCGACAGAGCCAAGCTGCGCCGGATGACAATCCGTTATTTCACAGAAGAGTGCGAGGAGGTGCAGGCATGACAGAAAGCGGCGAGAAAATCCGCACAAACTGGATTGCTGTTACAGAATCGCAACTTCAATCTTTGGCAGACCTGGGATTGCAGCTCAAGGATTCTGAGCGGCAGAGGCTTCTCGATAATCCGGCGTTGGAGAAATTCTTGCTGGAGTGCAGAGATGACAAGGGCCATTGTGAGCTGATTTTTGAGGAATGCATCGATCCGGAGAAGGTTCCTGAACCCGCGCTGAACGGAAGAAAGGTTTATTCTTCCCGTGCCTTTGCAGGCATCTGCTTCACGACGCTCGGCAGAAGAGCGTTGTTTTTCATGGAAACCTATGAATGGGTTGGAGCCAGTGGCATGGTGGAAGGCGCAAGAGCAGTCATGCCGGAGTATCTTGCGGCACACGGAGATAAAGAGCTCTCTGAGCATGAAGACTGCGTTTATCTTTCGTTCTTTGCGATTCAGTATCTGCTTCACTTTAGACCGATAGAGCTGAATGAGCGAAAGGAATACAGAAAAGGCATCAAAAGTAATCTGCCGCTTGCCGCCCCGTTCACGAAACCGGGAAAGGTCCGTGTCTCACACTTCAAAGGCGATATTTCTAAGGTTCAGGTCAGCCACAGAAATTTTACCGAGTGGCATTGTCCGGCATGGGGCGTTCGAGGTCATTACCGCCATTACAGAGATGGCCGCATTTCATATGTGAAGCCATATATCAAAGGAAAGCTGAAAGAAGAATATCAGGGACGGGAGTACGTCCTGTTCAGGGAGGATTAACTATATGGAAGTGATTTTATACACCGCAGATGTCCGGGAGGACGCGAATAACTGCATTTATCCGCATAAGCAGGTCATAACAGATGCCGTAGGTATTGCCGAAGCGGCAAGGTTTGATCAGGTGTTTGCCAAATACAAGAATGATTACCGGCTGGTCGAGAACTTTGAAGAGTCATTTTGCATTCCGCAGGACTGCGATAATGACCATTCCGAGAATCCGGATGAATGGATGACGGCGGAGAAGCTGCATGAGGAATTGAAAGATGTAGACCATGTGATTTTGCCGAGCCGCAACAACATGAAATGGAAAGGCAGGAAGTCTCCAAGGCCGAGACTCCATATTCTGTTCCCGGTGAGAAAGTACACCGACGCTGAAACGTATAACAGCGTTAAAACGGCTATCCAGAACAAGTATCCGTTCCTGGACAGAAAGGCGCTCAATGCAGCTCGTTTCTTTTTCGGCTCCGATGTAAGGCCGGAGGATGTTATCTGGAACGAAGGCACCTGTCAGATCGATGAAATTCTGGAGGTTTCGGATTTTGACGATGATACCTCGTCAATCGCTCCGCCAATGTACACCGGAGGCTCTATCCCGGAGGGCAGCCGCAACAATACGATGTCTCACTTTGCAAGCCGCGTCCTGAAGCGGTTCGGCGATACAGATAAGGCGCATGAAGCATTTCTGGAACGCGCGGCGAAATGCGATCCGCCACTGCCGGACAAGGAACTCCGCACCATCTGGCGAAGTGCACTGAAATTCTTCAAAAGCAAGATCGAGACCAGCGAAGGATATGTGCCGCCTGATGAATATGAGGATTCTTTTGGCAGCAGCTTCCTGAAGCCAGACGACTATTCTGATATCGGCGAAGCCAAGGTCATCGCGTCACATTGCGAAGACAAGCTGCGGTTCACAAGTGCCACAGACTTTATCGCTTTCGGTGGCGACCGCTGGTACGAGGACAAGCAGAAGTCACTCGGCATTGTCGAGAATTTCATGGATGACCAGCTGACGGATGCAGAGGAAGCTATCCGCATTGCGGAGGAGAACCTTATCGCCATCGGAATCCCGGAAGCGGATGTAAAGGCGAGGAGCAAGAAGCTCATGAACCAGGTGCCGGAGAAAAAGCTGAGCCTGCTGTACGCACTGATCGGCGCGGATACCTATAAGAAGTTCGTCATGAAATACCGCAATTACCGCTACATCGTAAACGCTCAGAATGCGGCAAAGCCAATGCTCGCGCTGGACGTGTCGGAGCTTGATTATGATCCGGAGCTTCTCAACACGCCGGATGCCACCTACGACCTGACCAAGGGCCTGAACGGCAGCCACCCGCACGATCCGGATGATCTTATTACGAAGATTACTGCCTGCTCTCCGGGTGACAAGGGCATGAAGCTTTGGCTGGAGAATCTTGACTTGTTCTTCTGCAAGGATCAGGAGCTTATCAGCTATGTGCAGCAGATTGTCGGAATGGCAGCAGTCGGACGAGTCTATGCAGAACAGATGATCATCGCCTATGGCGGCGGTGCGAACGGCAAGTCTACCTTCTGGAACACCATCGCGAGAGTTCTCGGAAATTACTCTGGGAAAATATCAGCAGAGGCTCTGACCATGAACTGCAAGCGGAATGTGAAACCGGAAATGGCAGAACTCAAAGGCAAGCGTCTGATTATTGCATCGGAGCTTGAAGAGGGCCAGCGGCTCAACACCGGCATGGTAAAGCAGCTCTGCAGCATTGATCCCATCGAAGCAGAAAAGAAGTACAAGGACCCGTTTCATTTTGATCCTTCGCACACGCTTGTCCTGTATACCAACTATCTGCCGAAGGTGTCCGCCAATGACGACGGTACGTGGAGAAGGCTGATTGTCATTCCGTTTAACGCCAAGATCAGCGGCAAGAGCGATATCAAGAACTACTCTGATTACCTTTTTGAGAACGCCGGGCCTGCCATCATGAAATGGATCATCGAGGGCGCGGGCATCGCAATCAGGAAGGGGTTCAAAATTCCGGAGCCGAAGGCCGTCCGTGACGCTGTTGAGAAGTACCGCGAGGACAATGACTGGCTGGGAAAGTTCATTGAGGAGCACTGCGATGTTGATCCGTCATACACAGAGAAGTCAGGTGATCTGTATCAGCAGTACCGCAGCGTCTGCATGCAGACGGGAGAGTTTACCAGAAGCACTTCTGACTTCTATGGCAATCTGGAGAAGGCCGGATTCCAGCGCAGGAAGACGAAAAAAGGACATTTTGTCTACGGCCTGAAGCTGAAGGAAGCACAGGATTTTCTTGAATAATGGCTAAGGGTGACAGTCGGTGTACCTCTCTATATAAAAGTCCTATAAGGGATAAAAAATAATTATCTATATAGGGGTTTTAAGGGAAGACCCTCACCGACCGTCACCCTCAGATTTATGACGGAGGTTTGCAGTGAGGGAAAAATACATAGAAGCAAAATTTGTATCCGAGGTGAAAAGCTGCGGCGGCATCGCGCCGAAGTTCGTCTCGCCCGGATTTGACGGAATGCCGGACAGGCTGGTTCTTTTCCCTGATGGGAGGATGGCCTTTGCCGAGATAAAAGCGCCGGGCAAGAAGCCGAGACCGCTGCAGGTTTCAAGGCATGAGCTGCTTCGGCGGCTTGGGTATCGGGTTTACGTTATCGACAGCACAGAGCAGATCGGAGGTGTTATTGATGAAATACTCTCCACATGATTATCAGAAATATGCCGCCGATTTTATCGTGAAGAATCCCATCTCCGCCATTCTGCTTGACATGGGCATGGGCAAGAGCGTAATCACGCTGACGGCTATTTATGAACTGATGTATGAGCTGTTCGAGGTGCAGAAGGTGCTTATAATCGCGCCGCTTCGGGTTGCGAAGAACACATGGCCTGCGGAAATCGAAAAGTGGGATCATCTGAAAGGACTGACCTATTCCGTCGCGGTCGGGACGCCTGCTGAGAGGATGGCGGCGCTGAAAGCAGAAGCGGATATTACGATCATTAACCGTGAGAATGTTTCATGGCTGATTGACGAGAGCGGAGTGCCGTGGAGCTGGGATATGGTCGTGATTGATGAGCTTTCATCCTTCAAGAACCACAAAGCGAAGCGGTTCAGGTCGCTGATGAAGGCAAGGCCAAAGGTAAAACGAATCGTCGGGCTGACAGGCACGCCGAGCAGTAACGGTCTTATGGATTTATTCGCCGAGTTCAAGGTTCTCGACATGGGAAAACGGCTGGGCAGATTTATCGGGCAGTACCGTGACACCTACTTTACGCCGGACAGGATGAATGGTCCGATTGTTTATTCCTATGCGCTTCTTCCCCGAGCGGAGGACGAGATTTACCGGAAAATATCCGACATCACGATTTCCATGAAATGTACCGATCATCTGAAGATGCCGAAGAAGATAATCACGCAGGCAGAAGCCGTGATGTCGGATGCCGAAACGGCGAGATACGAAAAGATGAAGAAGGAACTGGTGCTGCAGCTGGACGGTGAAGAGATTACAGCCGCAAACGCCGCATCGCTTTCCGGGAAGCTCTGCCAGATGGCAAATGGTGCGGTCTATTCCGATGACGGAAAGATTACCCGCATCCATGACAGGAAGCTCGACGTACTGGAGGACATTATCGAAGCGGCAAACGGCAAACCGCTGCTGGTGGCGTACTGGTTCCGGCATGATTTCGAGAGAATCGCGGAACGGCTGCATGAGCGAAAGATCCCGTTTGAAAAGCTTGATTCTGACGACAGCATTCGCAGGTGGAACCGAAAGGAAATACCAGTCGGTCTGATCCATCCGGCAAGCGCCGGTCATGGCCTGAATCTTCAGGACGGCGGCAGCACGATTGTATGGTTCGGACTGACATGGTCGTTGGAGCTTTATCAGCAGACAAACGCAAGACTCTGGCGGCAGGGGCAGCAGGCGGATACGGTGGTGATTCAGCACATCGTTACAAAAGGCACGATTGACGGGCAGATATTAAAAGCTCTTTCTGAAAAGAACGATACCCAGTCCGCACTGATCGATGCCGTAAAGGCGGTGGTGTGATGGGAGATCCGTATGAGAACCTGGCCATAGCTATTATCAAATCTGCCTCGAGAGATTATTTGGCGGCACTCCGGAAACTCAAGAAAAATCCGCGCAGCAAGTCAGCAATGCAGGACGCGCTGGCTCTTGAGCGGTTCTTCCATTCGCAGTGGTATCAGTGCTTAACATCGGTCGACGGCGACTACCTTATCGACCGTCTTCGTGAGGAGGTGAAGAATAAATGAACGCGAAGGAATATTTACGGCAGTCCTACAGGCTTGACCAGAGAATCGCCTCCGACATTGAAGAAGCAAAGTATCTGCGCGAGATGGCGGGCAGTGTTTCATCTATTCGTTATGACCGTGAGCGTGTTCAGGGAACTCGCAATACGGATGCGCCATTCATGAAGTCACTGGAAAAGCTGTGGGAGCTTGAGAATAAGATATCCAAGGAACTCGAAATGCTGTCTTCACTGAAGGAACAGATCCGTGATGTTATTGGAACTGTCGAGGACATGGATGAGCGGATGGTTCTGAAGTACCGTTACATTCATAACATGACGTGGGAGCAGATAGGATGCGAGCTGAACGCTGACGCGAGGACAATCCGCAGATGGCACGGCAACGCTCTGCAGCATGTGCGAGTGCCGGAAAATCCAATCATTATATGAAATGCGCCCGAAATGTCCTGCTTTGTCCTAACATGCCCACTCTGCATTTATGTTAGTATATAATCAGCGAAACAGAATAAAGAACAGCCGCATGGACGGCTGAACACAAGCCTTGCGAGCACCACGCCCGCAGGGCTTTTCTAATGCCCGAAGGGAGGCGGCAAGCTATGCCAATGAAACCGAAGCGGCCCTGCCGCTACCAGGGCTGCCCGAACCTGTGCGAGGACGGTGAACAGTACTGCCCGAAGCACAAGGCTTTGATGGAGAAGCACTACGAGAAGTTCACGCGCGGCTACTCGACCGGCAAACGATACGGACGCTCTTGGCAGCGCATCCGCACACGCTACGTCCACAAGCATCCGCTCTGCGAGATGTGCTTGAAGCAAGGCCGCTACGTTGCGGTCGAGGAAGTCCACCACATCGTTCCCTTGTCGGAAGGCGGCACGAACGATGAGTCGAACCTCATGAGCCTGTGCCGCTCCTGCCACGAGAAAATCCACAAGAAACGCGGCGACCGGTAGGGGCGGTCAAAATCTCTACGAGGCGGCGCTGCGGAAAACGGCGCGGGGTCACGAGCGCAAAAATCAGAAATCAAACGGGGTATTAACCCCCAGCCCGGAAAGTGAGGTGAAATGTGTGGCAAAAGACGGAACTATGAGAGGCGGTCAGCGTGTCGGTGCCGGAAGAAAATCCAAGGCTCTGACCGATAAAATCGCTGACGGCAGGTTAAACGGTGCGATGGTTCTCCCGGAACCGGCAGAAATCGAAGGAGCGGACGTTCCTCCGGTCAAGGAATATTTGAGGGCCGCTCAAAAGAACGGCAAGGACCTGTGCGCCGAGGAGGTCTACCGGGACACTTGGAACTGGCTCAAGGCCCGTGGCTGTGAAATGTTAGTAAACAACCAGCTGATCGAGCAGTACGCCATGTCAGTCTCCCGATGGATTCAGTGTGAGGAAGCGATCTCCGAGTTCGGCTTTCTGGCCAAGCATCCCACCACCGGCAATGCCATCGCTTCACCGTATGTGGCGATGAGCCAGACCTATATGAAGCAGGTCAATCAGGTCTGGTATCAGATTTACCAGATCGTGAAAGAAAACTGTGCCGTGGAGTACGGCGGCAGAAATCCACAAGATGATTTGATGGAGCGGCTGCTCACCGCTCGGAAAGGAAACTGATATGTTTGAAAAAGTAAACCCTGCGCATCCCGACAAGGTGGCCGACCGCATTGCTGGTGCTCTTGTCGACCTTGCGTATCAAAAAGAGAATAATCCGAAGATCGCCGTCGAGGTCCTGATCGGCCACGGCATCTGCCATATTATCACCGAAACCTCGGTCGCTCTCTCTCCTGATGAGGTGGCGGCTGCTGTTTCCCGTATTGCCGGGAACCTACTGGTGGACTACCGTGAGGTTTCTCAGGACGAACATCTGGCCGATAACCAGATCGACGGCATCCACTGCGGCGACAACGGCATCTTCAAAGGCGTCCCGGTGACTGACGAGCAGAAAGAACTCACCGCCATCGCCAAGCAACTCTTTGAAACCTACGGCAGCGACGGCAAATACATTCTGGACGGCAACCGTCTGATCCTCTGCCAGAGCAACGCCAAGACCGGCCATCTGCATGAAGTCTTTCCGGATGCCGAGATCAATCCGCTCGGTGACTGGACCGGCGGCACGGACGTTGACTCCGGTGCCACCAACCGGAAGCTCGGCTCTGACATGGGCGACTCTGTGACCGGCGGCGGTCTACACGGCAAGGACCTCTCCAAAGCCGACGTCAGCATCAACATTTACGCATGGCTCAAGGCGCAGGAAACCGGTGCGCCGGTCGAGCTTGTCTGCGCCATCGGTGACGATGCCGTGAACGGCATTCCATACGAGAGAATCGTAGAAACAGCAAGGGCCTTCATCGACCGCATCGGCGGTTTCGAGAGGTTCGCTGAGTGGGGTCTTATATGCTGATTGTGAAAAAGAAAACGGCAGAGCTGCTTCCTGCCGAATACAACCCTCGCAAGGACCTGAAGCCCGGTGACGAGGAATATGAAAAACTGAAACGCTCCATCGAGGAGTTCGGTTATGTCGAACCGGTCATCTGGAATAAGACGACCGGTCGTGTTGTCGGTGGGCACCAGAGGCTCAAGGTCCTCATCGACCTTGGCATCGCAGAGGTTGACTGTGTGGTCGTTGAAATGGACGACGCCAAGGAGAAGGCTCTCAACATCGCCCTGAACAAGATCAGCGGCGATTGGGACAAGGACAAGCTGGCCCTGCTGATCGCTGACCTGCAGGGCGAGGACTTTGATGTTTCCCTCACCGGTTTTGACCCTGCCGAGATCGACGACCTTTTCAAGGATAGCCTGAAGGACGGCATTCACGACGATGATTTCGATGTGGATGAGGAGCTGAAAAAGCCCACCTTCACCAAGGCTGGCGACATCTGGACGCTCGATCGGCACCGTCTGGTCTGCGGCGATTCCACGAAGAAGGAAACCTACGACGCTCTGATGGGCGACGTCAAGGCCAACCTCGTGATCACGGACCCTCCGTACAACGTGAACTATGAAGGCTCTGCCGGAAAAATCAAAAACGATAACATGGCAAACGACGCCTTCTATCAGTTCCTGCTCGACGCCTTCACCAATATGGAAGCCGTCATGACCGGCGATGCTTCCATCTATGTGTTTCATGCAGACACCGAAGGACTGAACTTCCGCAGGGCTTTTGCCGATGCCGGTTTCTACCTTTCCGGCTGCTGCATCTGGAAAAAGCAGTCGCTGGTGCTCGGACGCTCTCCGTACCAGTGGCAGCATGAACCGGTACTCTACGGCTGGAAGAAAAACGGCAAGCACCAGTGGTACACGGGCCGCAAGGAGACCACCATCTGGGAGTTTGACAAGCCCAAGAAGAACGGCGACCATCCGACCATGAAGCCAATTGCTCTTCTGGCGTACCCGATCATGAACTCCACCATGAGCAATGCTGTGGTGCTGGACCCCTTCGGCGGCTCCGGCAGCACACTGATTGCCTGTGAGCAGTCGGATCGCATCTGCTATACCGTGGAGCTGGACGAGAAGTTCTGCGACGTCATCGTGAAGCGATACATCGAACAGGTCGGCTCCTCGGATGGCGTGACAGTGCAGCGTGACGGCGTGACTTTCCGCTTTGACGAAGTAGCTAATGTAGACGAATGAGGGCCGCATTTTTCCTGCGATATTTGGTACATATATTTCTCGGAAATGACTTGCTATTCTGTGGCTTTAGAGTGATATATACAGTACCAAAAAACAAGGAGGTAACCCCATGAAAGAACTACACTACAACGTCACCGGGCAGGACCGCAAAGAGCTGGTCGGCATCATTTCCAAGGTGGTCGGCATGAAGGCCGTCTACAAGTTCATGCCAACCTGCGCCTTTGTCATCAGCAACATCACCGTTGAGAAAGACGGCACGATGGTCTGGGACGAGCGCACGGATCAGGACACCATCGAGGCGGTCATCATTGCCCTTGCCGCAGCCGGATTCAACCCGGTCAAGGACGAGGCCGAAGCCGAAGAAACTGGCCTGACGATTGAGATCCCGCTCGAAAAGGTCTCGGTCGGAAACCTCACCAAGCTGCTGGATGCCAAAGGCGAGCTGATCAAAAAGGCCCTCGGCGTCGAGGACATCCGCATTGAGCTCAAGGAAGACCGCATCGCCTTCCCTTGGTTCAAGGAGCTGCCCTCTCCCGAAGAGATCAAAGCCTACTCGCATTTCATCGCAGCTCTGTGTGAAATGGCCCTGAACCAGAAGCGGATCACCGCCAAGGAAAAGCCGGTCGACAACGACAAGTACGCATTCCGCTGCTTCCTTCTGAGGCTGGGCTTCATCGGTGAGGACTACAAGACCGAGCGCAAAATCCTGCTCCGCAACCTTTCCGGTTCCTCAGCCTTCAAAAGCGGCGCAAAGAAAACGGAGGTAGAAACATGCGAGTGATTTCAAAAGCGGCCCTTGAGGGCTTACGTCGCCGGTACAAGCCCGGTACACGGGTGGAGCTCCTGCAGATGGATGATGTTCAGGCCCCTCCCATCGGAACGAGAGGAACGGTCCTCGGCGTGGACGACATCGGTTCCATCATGGTCGCATGGGACAACGGCTCCGGCCTGTCAGTCGCATACGGCGCAGACCTTTGCAGGGTGGTGAGCGACGATGAATGAAACCATCAAGAAGCAGATCCTCGCTATCCGAGACACCGGTCTGACGAACATGTTTGATACGAACATGGTGCAGCGGCTGGCCTACGAGCGGAACTTCTATGAGCTGGTGGTTTTCATCGAGGAGCATCGCAAGGAATATGTACATTTCATCCTCTACGGAGAGGCATAAAGCACACAATTCCGAGCCCGAATATTTGTGTAAAATACTTCGGATTATATCGCAGAAATGACTTGCTATTTCAGGCGTTTAGAGTGATATATACACTACCGAAAGGAAATACACACAAACGGAGGGAACCACGATGCGTTACATCGACCACACCAACTGCAAGACAGCCTTTGAAAAGGGTGAAGACCACGAGATCCAGAGTCTTGGGAAGCTCACCCGCACGGCCACCAAGATTGCCGAAGCAAACGGCCTCGGAGTTCTGAAGAACCGTCAGGGCTACTACAGGATCATCAAGAAGAGCGGCCTCGGAGCCTACGAAGACGTCCTTTCCAGCCTCGCAGAGGTTGACGCCTTCTTCAAGAACCTCGACAGCCACAAGGCCACGAAGTATTAAGGAGGGACCGACGATGACGATCAACGATGCGATGAGAAAGTTCCGGCTGCCGAACCCCACCACCCCGGAGGACCTCGAAACCAGATGGAGCAAGGTGCTCACCTTTGGAGACAAGGTCATCATGGCGGGAGGCTTCTACAAAGGCCCCGGCAAGCCCTGCTACTTCGGCGCAACCTACGAGTTCCTTGATGACGACCACAGCTGCGAAGGCACCATCGGCCTGAGAGCAGCCAGCGAGGTCGAGTTCGAGGATGACGGTCACGCCATTGCTTGGGCCATGCAACAGTAAACCCCGGTAAAATAAATACCCTTGGGACATGAGCCGCTCGGCTCTGTTCCTCGTTATGGCGGTCGCTTCAGGCGGCTATTTTTTATGCCTTTTTGGAGGTGATAACACTTGAGGCGAATGAAGAAATACACACCGACGAAGTTCAAAGCGAAGGACTCCGTCTACGATAAGGCACGGGCCGACTATGCTGTCTCGTTCATCGAGTGCCTCTGTCACACCAAAGGCACATGGGCAGGAAAGCCCTTCACGCTGATCGACTGGCAGGAGCAGATTATTAGGGACATCTTCGGCATCATCAAGCCCAACGGATACCGGCAGTTCAACACCGCCTACATTGAGATACCCAAGAAGATGGGCAAATCGGAGCTTGCGGCTGCAGTCGCACTCCTGCTCACATGCGGCGACGGTGAGGAACGTGCAGAGGTTTACGGCTGTGCTGCGGACAGGCAGCAAGCCTCGATTGTTTTTGAGGTCGCAGCCGACATGGTACGGATGTGTCCGGCCCTCAACCGTAGGGTCAAAATCCTGACGGCCACAAAGCGGATCGTGTACCTGCCGACAAACAGCTTCTATCAGGTGCTGTCAGCAGAGGCCTACTCGAAGCACGGCTTCAACATTCACGGCGTGGTGTTCGATGAGCTGCACACCCAGCCCAACCGGAAGCTCTTTGATGTTATGACCAAGGGTTCCGGTGATGCTCGTATGCAGCCGCTTTACTTCCTTATAACCACAGCGGGTACAGACACCAAATCTATCTGCTATGAAACGCACCAGAAAGCGAAAGACATCATCGAAGGCCGCAAGATTGATCCGACTTTTTACCCGGTCATCTACGGTGCCGACGAGGACGACGACTGGACGGATCCGAAGGTCTGGAAGAAAGCGAATCCCTCGCTTGGCATCACGGTCGGCATCGACAAGGTAAAGGCCGCCTGTGAGTCTGCAAAGCAAAATCCTGCCGAGGAGAACTCCTTCCGGCAGTTAAGGCTCAACCAGTGGGTCAAACAGGCTGTGCGCTGGATGCCTATGGAAAAATGGGATCGCTGCGCTTTTGCTACAAACGAAGACGACCTCGAAGGCCGGGTCTGCTACGGTGGTTTGGACCTTTCGTCCACCACGGATATTACCGCCTTCGTGATGGTCTTTCCTCCGCTGGATGAGGACGACAAGTATGTGATCCTGCCATATTTCTGGATACCGGAAGAAAACATCGACCAGAGGGTCAACCGGGATCACGTCCCTTACGATGTGTGGGAACGACAAGGTTTCCTGCAAACCACCGAGGGCAACGTGGTCCATTATGGATATATCGAAAAGTTCATCGAACGGCTTGGCGAACGGTTCAACATCCGTGAGATCGCCTTCGACCGTTGGGGAGCCGTGCAGATGGTCCAAAACCTTGAGAGTATGGGCTTCACGGTCGTCCCCTTCGGACAGGGCTTTAAGGATATGAGCCCTCCGACCAAAGAGCTGATGAAGCTGGTCTTGGAGGAGCGCATCGCCCACGGCGGCCATCCGGTGCTTCGCTGGATGATGGACAACATTTATGTGCGGACTGATCCCGCCGGTAACATCAAGCCGGACAAGGAAAAGTCTACAGAGAAAATCGACGGTGCCGTGGCAACTGTCATGGCCTTGGACCGGGCCATCCGCTGCGGGAATCATGTTCAGGAAAGCGTCTATGATTCCCGGGGCCTGCTTTTTGTATAGAAAGGAACCTCCTATGAACTTATTTTCCAAACTTTTTAAATCCAGGGACAAGCCCAAGAACAGCCTTCTGGGCGGTGGCCACTGGTTCTTCTTTGGCGGCTCTTCTTCGGGAAAGGCAGTCAATGAGCGGTCCGCCATGCAGATGACGGCAGTCTATGCCTGCGTCCGGGTCCTTTCAGAATCCATCGCAGGCTTGCCCCTCCATCTCTTCCGGTACAACCGGGAAGGAAACGGGAAAGTCCGGGAGTTCCAGCATCCCCTTGCGGGGCTTCTTCACGATGCCCCTAACCCGGAGATGACAAGTTTCGTATTCCGGGAGACGCTCATGACCCATCTTCTTCTGTGGGGGAACGCCTTCGCCCAGATCATCCGGAATGGCCGAGGTCAGGTGGTAGCCCTCTATCCCCTTATGCCGGACCGGATGGAAGTGTGCCGGGACGGAGATGGGGAAATCTACTACCTCTATACCAAAGCAACGGATGAAAATCCAAAGATCAAAGAATACGGTACCGTCCGGCTCCGGAAGGACAATGTGATGCATATTCCTGGTCTGGGTTTTGACGGTTTGGTGGGCTATTCTCCTATCGCCATGGCCAAGAATGCCATCGGCATGGCCATCGCCTGCGAGGAGTTCGGAGCGAAATTCTTCGCCAACGGGGCTTCTCCCAGTGGCGTCCTGGAGCATCCGGGAACCATCAAGGACCCCCAACGGGTCCGGGAAGCATGGCAGTCCCAGTTTGGGGGAAGTTCCAATGCAGGGAAGGTTGCCGTCCTAGAAGAAGGCATGAAGTATTCGCCCATTGGGATTTCTCCGGATCAGGCACAGTTCCTGGAAACCCGAAAGTTCCAGATTGACGAGATTGCCCGGATCTTCCGGGTACCCCCTCACATGATCGGGGACCTGGAAAAATCCACTTTTTCCAATATCGAACAGCAGTCCCTGGAATTTGTGAAATACACCCTGGGACCCTGGGTATCCCGGTGGGAACAGGCCATGAGCCAGGCCCTTCTGACACCGGAAGAAAGGACCAGGTATGAAATCCATTTTAATGTGGATGGACTCCTTCGGGGCGACTACGAAAGCCGGATGAATGGCTATGCCGTAGGTCGCCAGAATGGCTGGCTATCCGCCAACGATATCCGGGAACTGGAGAACATGAACCGGATCCCGGAAGAAGAAGGCGGGGACCTGTACCTGATCAACGGAAATATGACGAAATTAAAGGATGCCGGCCTGTTTGCAGGCGCTGGCAATAAGGAGGAATCCCATGAAACGTAAATTTTGGAATTGGGTGAAAAACGAAGGAGAAGCAACCCGTACCCTGTACCTTACCGGGGAAATCTCCGATGAAACCTGGTTCGGGGACGAAGTGACCCCTAGAATGTTCAAAGACGAACTGATGGCCGGGAGCGGAGATATTACCCTCTGGATCAATTCCCCGGGGGGCGATGTGTTTGCGGCGGCCCAGATCTACAACATGCTGATGGACTATCCAGGACGGGTTACTGTAAAGATTGACGGGCTGGCAGCCTCTGCAGCTAGCGTCATTGCCATGGCTGGGAGCCAGGTGGAAATGTCTCCCGTGGCCATGATGATGATCCACAATCCCATCACGGTGGCCATCGGGGACAGTAAGGAGATGCAGAAAGCCATCGATATGCTGGCTGAAGTGAAGGAAAGCATCGTAAACGCCTATGAAATCAAGACGGGCCTGTCCCGGAACAAGATTTCCAGGCTGATGGACGCAGAAACCTGGTTCAACGCCAAGAAGGCCGTGGAGCTAGGCTTTGCGGATTCCATTCTCTATACGGAAGAGAATAAAGAGGGAGAGCCGGACGTAGATGCCATGCTTTTTAGTCGGGCAGCCGTTACGAATTCTCTTTTGACTAAACTGTCCATCAATAAGAAAACAAAAGACCCTGCAAACGACAAGGTCCCCGCGGACAAACTCATGAAGCGGCTGGGCCTTCTTGTGCATTAAGGAGGAATATCCATGAATCAGATTCTGAATCTGAGAGAAGAAAGAGCCAACACCTGGGAAATGGCTAAAGCCTTCCTGGAATCCCATAGGGACAAAGACGGCATGGTCTCTGCGGAAGACAGCGCTGTTTACGACCGGATGGAAGAAAAAGTGGTGGCCCTGGGAAAAGAAATCGAACGGCTGGAACGCCAGCGGAACATCGATGATGAAATGAATAAGACTATTGATACGGCACTCAAGGTCAATCCCGGTGCCGGAAACCTGAAACCGGACACCAAAGTGGGACGGGCCAGCGATGCCTACACCAAAGCCTTCTGGCAGGCCTTCCGGGGGAAGGGCAACATCCAGGAAATCAAAGACACCCTGACCATCGGCTCCGATCCGGAAGGGGGCTACCTGGTCCCGGACGAATACGAACACACCCTGGTGGCAGCCCTTCAGGAAGAAAACTTCTTCCGGGGCCTGGCCCATACCATCCGGACTTCTTCCGGGGACCACACCATCCCTGTTGTAGCCAGCCACGGGGAAGCGGCCTGGATGGAAGAAGGCAGTGCCTATCCGGAAAGTGACGACACCTTCAGCCAGGTGAACCTGGGAGCCCATAAGCTGGGTACCGCTATCCGGGTTTCCGAAGAACTAATGAACGACAGCGTATTCGACCTGGAAAGCTACATCACCCAGGAATTTGCAAGACGTATCGGCACCAAGGAAGAAGAAGCCTTCCTGGTGGGCGATGGGAACCATAAGCCCCTGGGGGTATTCCAGGGAGCGGAAGTAGGGGTGACGGCAGCGAAAACTACTATTACCTTTGATGACATGATGGACCTGTACCACAGTCTGCGCACGCCGTACCGGAGAAACGCGTCCTGGATCCTGAACGATTCCACGGTAAAGGCCATCCGGAAACTGAAGGACAATAACGGCAACTACATCTGGCAGCCTTCCGTCCAGATGGGCCAACCGGACCGGATCCTCAGCCTGCCCTACCGTACGTCCAGCTTCGTGCCGGAACTGGCAGCCGGGAACAAGGTCATTGCCCTGGGGGACTACTCCTACTACTGGATCGCCGACCGTCAGGGCCGGAAGTTCAAGCGCCTCAGTGAGCTTTATGCAGCCAACGGACAGATCGGGTTCCTGGCCAGCGAACGGGTGGATGGCCGTCTGATCCTGCCGGAAACCGTGAAGGTCCTGGAAATCCAGGCCGGTTGATGACTTTCCAGGGAGGTGATGGGATTGGCAGTGACGGGACTCATAACACTTGAGGAAGCAAAAGCCTACCTTCGGGTAGACGGAAACGAGGAGGACGACATTATTGCCCGTCTCATTGCTTCCGCCGAAAGGCTCTGTCTGGATACCATTCGAAAGGAAGAACCGGAAGAAACGGCAGCCTTCAAAATGGCTGTCCTTTTCGCGGTAGCCTATCTCTACGAGCACAGGGAGGATGCGGATTACCACAATCTGCTTCTCACCCTGCGCTCTCTTTTGTTTGGAGAAAGGAGGGATGCATTCTAATGAAAATCGGGAAGATGGACAAACGGATCATGCTCCTTCGGCCTAAGCCTACAGAAGATGGCTACGGAGGCTTCCATACAGACTATGAAGAGGTAGGACGGATCTGGGCCCAGGTAATCCAGACCAACTACGCCGAGCAGGAAGCCCAGGGGACTCCCATGAACCGGGAGCAGCTGCGGCTGAAGATCCGGCCCCGAAAAGACATCCAGAGAGGGTGGCGGTTCCGGCTGGCCGGGGAGGTTTATGAAATCGAGACCGTGGACAACACCTATCGGGACAGTACCACCTTGATCGTCCATCGGTATGAGCAGGGGGTGTAGGTATGGCTGTGTTTACGGTAAAAGTCCCGGAAGGGGAACTGAGCAAGGCTCTCCGGCAGATTTCCGCATGGGATGGGAAGACAAGACTTCGGGTGGAAGCAGTCCTGAAAAACGGGACGAACGCGGTAGCCCGGGAAGCCCGGCAGCGGGTACCGGTGCGGTCGGGGAAACTGAAGAAATCCATCAAGCAGCGGTTTTCCACCGTGAAGCTGGAAGGACAGGTGTACAGCAATCAGCCCTATGCCCATCTGGTGGAATTCGGCAGCCGGACCCATACGGTGAAACCTAAGAAGAAAAAGGCTCTCCGGTTCTTCCGGGGCGGTCCTGTCTTTACGAAACGGGCCCGGATCCCGGCCCAGTCCGGGAAGCCGTTCTTCAAGCCGGCTTATGATTACGTAGAACCCCAGCTGATCCAGGAAGTGAAGAAAGCGATCCGTGAACCATGAAGAGATTACCTAACAACGCCATCCACAAGGCCCTGGTGGCCTTTTTGAGAGAACACACTGGCCTGGCGGTCTATGACTACGTTCCCCAGGAAGCGGTGCTGCCGTTTATCACCCTGGGGACCATGACCGTTCAGGACAAAGCCACGAAAACCGAGGACATGACCCACCTGTCGGCCCACATCCACATTTACAGCAGCTACAAGGGCCGGTACGAGATCAATTCTCTGGCGGAGAAGATCATCAACCTGTTCGGTGCAGAACAACTGGACCTTACGGGAGATGAGTTCTATGTGTCTGCCCAGGGAGTGGATTTCTACGAAACCTACCCGGAAGATGAGACCGGGTACAGCGGGGTGATCACCCTGGAAGTCCTCATCCAGAACATCCATAAGGAGGAGTAATATGGCAACCACCACTTTTCCCAGCCGGAGCGAAGCCTCCAATACGGCTACTGCCGGCAAGGATTATTTGATCTATCTGAACGCGGGAGAATCCGATACCAATCCCACCTGGCTGCTGTTAGGGGGCCAGCGGAGCGGGGACCTGACCCGCCAGGCGGACGAAATCGATGCCAGCAGCAAAACGTCCAGCGGGTGGAAATCCACCATCCCGGGTCTCCGGAACTGGTCCCTGGATCTGGAATCCGTGTACCTGGCGGGAGACAAGGGAGCCCGGTTCCTGGAAGCCTCTTTCCTGGCCGGGAAGCAGGTCCACATTAAATTCGAGTATCCGGACAAAAGCTACGTAACCGGCTGGGGGTCCGTGACGGAATGTAGCCTGTCCACCCCTCATGATGACGTAGCCACCCTGTCCGGGACCATTTCCGGTGATGGGCCGTTAAGTGAACTGAAGAGCGCAGATGGTGCGACCGTCACAGGCGGTTGAGAGGAGGAGTAACATTCCATGAAGAAAATCGACTTTGAAGTCTTTGGCCCCGGCCAGTACCTGTATTTCGACATCGGCCGGCTGATCCAGGTGGAAAACCTCACGGGCAAAAGTGCCGGGGATATTATACGGAACCAGGAACTGAACCTGGGGATTCTGACCGCACTGCTGTCCATCGGGCTCCGGCAGCACGGGATCAAGAATCCCCAGTGGTACGCCAATAAAATGCAGGAGCTGATTGACGAAGGCCACGAGATGGATGAATTCGTCCAGCCGGTGGTGAAGGCCATCGCCGGGTCCGGCATCCTGGGGAAAGAAGTGTACTACGCCATCTTCCCGGAGGAAGAACCGACCGGAAAGGCTAAGACGAAGCCAAAAAACTGACGACGGGACAGGAAGAAGTCCCGTCTTTTAACGACTGGTTAGGGTGGGCGGAAGAAGTGGCCTATGGCCTCTTACATCTTCTGCCTGCCCAGTTTTATGCCCTGACGCCTCTGGAACTGGACCGGATGGCCGAGTGCCGGGCGAAAGCGGAACAACGGAAAAAATGGGAGACTGCCTATTGGGTGGCCTGCCTCATGAGCGTCCATACGAGAAAGCCTGTGCGGACGGAAAAGCTCATGAAACCTTTCCTGCCGAAGAAAACAGGAAGCGAAATTGCAGCAGAGCGGGATGCCTTCTTCGAGGAATTCAGACGGAAAGGAGCTGACGGACATGGCAACCATCGCTGATCTTCTGGTCAAGATCGGGGCGGATACCTCCGATCTCCGGAAAGAACTCAATGCAACCAAACGTCAGATCAAGACCGCCTTCGGGAGCGAGGCTCTGGACGTTTCGAAGAAATCCCTGGCCGTCTTAGGCGGTATCGGGGCCGGCCTGGCTGCCCTGGGAGTGGCATCTGTGAAAGCAGGGGCCAGTCTCCAGAGTACCAAGACTGCTTTCACCAATATGCTGGGGAGCGCGGAAAAAGCACAGGACTTCCTGGGGAAGATGCAGGACTTTGCAGCAAAGACGCCTTTTGAATTCAGTCAGGTGTCTCAGGCGGCTCAGAAGTTCATCGCCTTTGGGTTCTCTGCGGAACAAGTGATACCGACCCTTACGGCAGTTGGGGATGCGGCTGCTGGGGTCGGTCTTGGGGCGGAAGGCATCAACCGGATCACCCTGGCCCTGGGCCAGATGGCCGCCAAGTCCAAGGTCCAGGCCGGTGAAATGATGCAGCTGACGGAAACCGGTATCCCGGCCTGGAAAATGCTGGCGGACCAGATTGGGGTTTCCGTACCGGAAGCCATGAGCATGGTGTCCAAAGGGGCCATTGACGCAGCAACCGGGATCACGGCGCTGGTCAGCGGGATGGAACAGAGTTTCGGGGGCATGATGGACCAGCAAAGCCAGACCATCAGCGGCACCTGGTCCACCCTCATGGACGGCCTGGAACAGTCCGCGGCCCAGGTGGGACTCCAGATTGCGGAAGCCCTGAACTTGACGGGGCTCTTCCAGTCCCTGGGGGATATGCTGACCAACTTTGCCGCAACGGTCCAGTCTTCCGGCCTTACGGAAGCTCTGCTTACCGCCATCCCTCCAGAATTCCAGGCAGGAATTCTGCTTATCATATCCACCCTGACCGGCCTTGCCATCCCGGCCATCAGTCTTTTCGTGACGAAAGTGACCCTGATGGCTGCCCCCTTCATGGCGGCAGTCACGGCAGCAGCTCCCTTCATCGCGGTGGCGGCTGCTGTTGCTACGGCTCTTTACGCCATCGTAAAAAGCGGGATGACCGTGGAAGATGTGCTGGGAACCATGGGCATCAAGATGGAAACCGTCAACAGAACGGTAAATTCTCTCAAAGAGATGATGAGCGCGGCAGCCCAGGCGATCATCACTAATCTCCAGGCTCTGGAACCTGTGTTCACCCTGGTGGCGGCGGTGATGGGGGCTGCCTTCTATGCGGCTCTGCAGGTGATCGGCGGTGTGGTCAATGGGGTGCTGAATTTCATCAGCGTCCTTAGTGAATGCGTCACTTGGATTTTAAATGCCTTCACCTATCTGGTGGAAGGCATCGGTTCCTGTATCGATGAAGTGGGAAGCATTCTGTCTGACATGGCGAATAGTATTCTTCCTTCCTGGGCTTCCAGCGGCCTTTCCACTATCGCCAACTTTGTCAGCGAAGCCATTAGCTGGCTCTCCAGCCTGATCCAGAAAATCGTGGAAACCAACAATGCCCTGGGTTCCATGGGCGGAGAAGGCGGAGGAGATGGTGGCGGGGGCGGCAGCGCTCCGGCCAAGCGGGAATTCAAACTGCCGGACTTCAGCAATCTCCGAGGAGGGGGAGGAGATATCCCTGTTCCTTCCGGAGGTGGGGGAGGCGGCGGTGGCGGACGGGGCGGAAGCTCCGGTGGAGCGGACCAGCTGGCCAATGCCGCTGCCCAGACCAGCAAGAGCATCGAAGAAGAATGGTTCCGGACCTTCCAGACCAAAAGCGCCCTGGTGGACCGGTGGTATAAGGAAGAAACGGACGAACTGGAAAAATCCAGATCCGCCAACGAGAACTACGAACGGGATAAGACCCGTCTGGCAGAACTGTATGCCCAGAAGCGGCTGGATGCCCTTTCTGAGGAACAGGCCAAGGCACGAGAGCTGATGAACAAGGCCCGGGATCTGTCTTTCGATGCGGTGACGGCGAAACTCACTCTCTACGGTTCCAAACAGGAACAGGAAGTCATGAAGATGCAGTCTGACATGGAAAAAGCGGTGGCTTCCATTGATGACAAGTACGCCAAGCTGTCCCAGGACTTCATCAGCCTTACCAGTACGGAAAAGGCTGTGTTTCTGAATGCTTTGAAGGAAAAAGGCATCGCCTACGAACAGGCTAGCGCCAACGAAATCGCCTTTGAAAAACAGGCCAACCTGGAAAGGGCAGCGGCCTACAAAAGCTACATGGATGAACGAAATGCCTACTTTGCCCAGGGAAAAGACATCCAGGCGGCCCTGGATGAAGCCTACAACCAGAACTCCCTGGCCATGCTCCAGGAGACTCTCACTGCAGAAATGGCCCTTCGGCAGAGCAACATCGATGCGGAAAAGTCCCTGATGGATACGTACCAGGAAGCCTATATGAATGCCCACATGGGGACCCTGGAACTCATCGCCGACATGGCGTCCACCACCCTGAGCGGGCTGGAGACAGCCTTTACGGATATCCTGACTGGGGCCAAGAACGCCAAGGATGCCTTCCTGGATCTGGGAAAGGCCATGCTGAAAACCATCGCAAGCTATTTCTCCCAGATGCTGTCCGGGATGCTGGTGACGGCTCTCTTCGGGGATAAGCTCAATGCGGCCAGTGCCGCCAAGACGGTGGCTCAGGGAACGGCAGCGGCCGGGGCTCTGGCTCCTGCGGCCTGGCTGAAACTGGTCATCGACCCGTCTGCAGGTCCCATCGCTACGGGCCTTCTGACGGGAGGTACGTCCGCGGCAGTGGGCATCGGCATGGCAGCAGCTGCGTCCAATACGGCTGCCGGTGCGGCCCAGGGAGCGGGGAAGACTCCTCATTATGCCAAAGGCGGCTATTTTACAAGACCTCTTATTGGTGTCCTGGGGGATGCCGGTGACGAAGTGGCCTTACCCCTGAACAGGGCGGTGTTCGACAGCATTGCCGAAGGCATCACAAATTCCAGCGAATCTACGGACAACCGGGAAATGAACACCACGTTCAACAACTACGGAGACATCAACAACGCCGCAGATCTGGATGATCTGATGGATGGCTTCACCGATGCTGTCCTGGCAGGACTGAGAGGAGCGTAAAGCCAACCGTTGGAACAATTTTACTTATACCTGAATTTAATAGCTTTCTACAAGGGCGCCGGAAAACCGGCTGCCCTATCTTTATGCACAAAAAGGAGAGATGCACGATGAAGAACATGAAAATGATGGCAATGACTCTGGCCCTGGTAGCTGGCATTGCGGGAACGGCTTTTGCTACTGACATCCGCGAAATTGTGGGGGATCCTGGAACTGGAATCACGGATCGGAACCCCACCTGCTACCAGAAACGGATGGTCAATGGACACCTGATTGAATCCTATGTGGAAAATGATGTGGCCATCACCAAACAGGATGGTGACGTGGTAATCCGGTATGAAATTAATCATGGGGACTTCGTTCCCTTTGATCAGGATTCCAACAACTGATAAAAAACGGTAGTGGGAACCAGGAGGTGAAAGAGCATGTTTCCGGAAAGAAAAGAAAACGAACAGAATTTTACCATCACCAAAGACGGGGTGGAATACAAGCTGCCGGTCCATTGGAGCCTTACGGACAGCGGCAGCTATACTTTTCGGAGCAAGCTCCAGTCCCGGGCCTTTGCCCATGGCAGTGATGCAGTGGGGGATGGGAAGATTGACGGCCGGACCCTTCAGGTGGAATTTTCCATGGAGGGAGCTACCGAAGAAGATCATGACGAAGTGCTGAACGAGGCCTACACCTTCTTTGGTCAGACGGACTATTCCCTAATGGCGGGAAGACCGGACCGGGTCTACCATGTAGCCTGTTTGTCCAAGATCAAGCACAAGTTTGAGAACGGTTTCAAACAGAGGCGGAGCAACATCACAGTATCCCTGCTTTTGGCAGACCCGTTCCGCTACGAAGCCCAGGAATCCCGGGTGGTGTTCGTCTTTCCCCAGGCCACGGTGCAGGCAGAAATGGTGCTCCACAACCTGGGGAGCGTGGATACGCCTCTCACTTTCCGCTTCATTCCCCTGGACCGGATGACGAACCTTACGGTCTGGCACCAGGAAGCCAAAGAGAAGTTCACCCTGACGGATGCCCTGCTGGTGGCTCCCAAGACCTCCATTGTGAACGGAAGAGAAGGAACAGTCTGGCGAGATAAGGACAACAGTATCAATGCCTTTACCGGGACTTTCCTCCACGCCATGCCCGGAGCGAATTTGTTCCTTTACACAGGGGGAGCCGGGATAGTGGAAATCACGTATACCAACAGGTGGTTTGTATGACGAATTTCATCTTTGGACGGGGCCTGTTCGGCCGGTGGATCTTTGCCGGTCCTACTGGGGCCGGTGAAGGAAACAGCGACCGGGGCAAGGTCCATGAGTACTATCCCGGCCAGTTCGTGGTCTATGCCTACAAAAAGGACGGGACCCGGACGGCTATTTTTGGCGGGGGCAGCGAGGCCAATGCCCTGAATGAAGTGACCTTTGAAATCACCAGCACCGGCTGTGGCCAGTGCCAGATGACCTTTTACCGGCAGCCGGATAACGCCCAGCTGGACTATATGCAGCGTATCGACATCCACCTGTACGGAGACCGGAAACCCTGGTACAGCGGGTACATCATCAGCCGGCCTATTGAAGGGACTACGGATACCAAGTTCGTGTACAAAGGCTATGGTTTCTACAACCGGCTGGAGAATGTGATGCTCTGGAAGACCTATGAGAATACGGACGTGGGAGATATCGTCCGGGACATTGCCCGCCAGGTGGAACGGCAGACCTTGCAGGTGGTCTACAACGACAGCAAGATCCAGAGCGTGGGATACCGTCCCACCAAACTGGTCTTTGACGGGGTGACGGTGAAAGAGGCCCTGAATACCCTGGCGGACTTTGCCGTGGATTACGTGTACGGAGTGGATGAATACCGGTGTCTGTACTTTCGCCGCAGAGAGACAGCAGTGAACGAACAGGCCCGTCTTACGGTAGGAAAACACATTACTTCCTACACCCCTTCCTGGGATGTGTCCAAACTGGTGAACTGGGCTCGGATCAAGGGGGGCAGCGTGGACGACCAGGGCGAGCAGTGGCTGTGCGTTGTGGAAGATAAGGAAAGCCAGAACAGCTACGGGGTCCACCAGGCCGTCTGGAACCTGCCGGAAGCCTACGATGCCGCCGATGCCAAAAGGTGGGGCGAAAACCAGATCAGCCAGTACAAGGCTCCTGTGAAATCCGCCAAGATCAGCGGGGTGCGACTGGAGTACCCTTACCCGGACGGGACCTTCAACGTCCGACATATGTCTACTGACGGGCTGGCGGAAATCCGAAGGCTGGATGGGAATGCGGATACCTATCCTATCAAGAAGATCAAATACACCCTCTCCGGGGAAAAGGGCATCAAGACCGAAATGGAGCTGGGCGAGCCCCAATTTTCCGTGGACCGGTATCTGTCAGAAATCGAACGGCGGTCCAAGGATATCGAGCAGTCCCAGTCTTCGGCCCTGAAACAATGGAAAGGAGGAAGCTGATGGCCATCCATGATTATCGATTCAATCCCTTTGAAAACACCTTTGACATCAAGAAAATCTTCGACGAAACCCACGTGATCCCCAGCAACAGCCCCTATACCATCCGGCTGGCGGAAGTGCCCCAGAAGACTTCTCCCACCACCCTGCAGGTGAAGTTCCAGAACGGAACCCTCCTGACGGAAGTGGCGGAAGAACCGGCCCAGGGGCAATACTGGCCGGACTACCTCACCACAGAGCATGGTATCGAGGGCTGGAATACCGGGACGTTGAAATTTTCTGCAGCCGATGCGGGGAAGACCGTCCTTGTGACCTATAACGGGATGGGGACCCTGACGGACGACCGGCTCATCGACCAGGTGGAGATTGCCGTCACGTCCAGCACCCAAGCGGATAAGGATGCCAGGGTAGTCAGCCTGAATTCCTGGGATGTGGAAACAGGACCTACATCGGCACCGGGACTCCAGTCCATCCAGTCCGCGTACCATATCCGGAAACACCGGGGTATCCCGGCAGGAACCTACACGCTCCGGCGCATCCTGCAGGAACTGGTGAACCGATCTCATACGGAAGAATACTGGAAAGAGAATTCCCAGTGCAACTGCAATTGTAACTGTGACTGCAGCGATGATTCGGGAGGAGGCTAAGATGCTGGTCATTGACGAAAACAAGAATATCCAGGTATCCCAATACGATACCTTTTCCATCCGGTTCCGGTTTAGCAACTACAAGCTGACCAATGCGGACAAAGTGGTCTTTGCCATCAAGAAGACCACGAACTCTTCCGAAGTAGTGTATACGGATACCTTTTACAATCCCAACAACAACTTCGTGGATGTGGTGGTGCCCAAGGGAGCTCTGGATTCCCTGGAGCCTGGAGCATACATCTACGACCTGGCGATCATGAACAGCGAGACGGAACGGATCCTCACCTGTTTCTTTACCAAATCTTTCATCATCAAGGGGGTGGCTCACAATGTCTGATGCTGGCAATGTGGAAGTGACGCTGACCGTCCAAAATAACACGGAAGTGGAACTGGGAGACGTGGCGGATACCTATGCCGCCGACCAGGCCCGGGAATACAAAAACAAAGCCGGGGAATATGCAGAGAATGCCCTCAACAGCCAGAACATGGCGGAAGCCTGGGCGGAAAGTGACAGCCCTCCCGCCGGGGAAGGAACCCGATCTTCTAAAGTCTGGGCAGATACAGCCCGGCAGTGGGCGGAGAGTGATACCAATCCGGACGGGATTGCAAATGCCCGGTCCAGCAAGACATGGGCAGCAACCGCACGGGCCTGGGCAGAAAGTACTGGAAACCCGGACGGGATTGCCGGAGCCAAGTCCGCTAAGACCTGGGCAGAAGAATCTTCCAAAAGTGCTGCCGAAGCATCTGCCAGTGCCAAGGCCGCGGACACCAGTGCCAAAGCCTCTGCCAGCAGTGCAGCGGCAGCCAAGGCTTCCCAGGAAGGGGCTGCTACCCAGGCCACCAATGCCGGGAAGAGTGCAGCCAACGCAGCAGCCAGTGCGAAAGCGGCCGCGGATAAATACACGGCTCTGGTCAACAACGACCTTCCCAAGAAGGCCAATCTGTCCGGTGCTGACTTTACCGGAAAAGTGACCTTTCCCACGGCACCGACCGGGACAAACAACACCCAGGGAGCGACCACGGCTTTCGTGGCAGCTGCCATTACCGCCGCAATTCAATCCGTTCTCAACGGGACTCCGGAAACTTTGGATACCCTGAATGAATTGGCTGCGGCGCTGGGCAATGATCCCAACTTTGCTGCTACGATCACCAATCTCATAAGCACCAAACTCGATAAGAACGGAACCGCGGTAAAGGCAACCTCCGATGCGGCAGGAAACAATATCCAGGAGACTTATGCCACAAAAACGGAAATGGCCCAAGCTGCCAGCGATGCCCAAAGCGGGGCTCTGAGTAACCAGGTACAGGCCGACTGGAATGTGACGGATACCAACAGCAAGGCCTTTGTGAAGAACAAGCCGGCAGTGTATCCGAAGGCCGCTAAGGTGGAAAGCGAAGCTCCTGTGGATACCCCCACCGATTTGGTTTACGCAAAATGTGGTACTTCCGACCGGTTTCGCATCCGGGTAGGAGGCGCTGAGAATGCGGGATGGGTAGAATTGGCCACTGGGGATGACAATGCCGAACCCATCTATGTTAGACAGTATAAATGGAATACGAGTGATAGCCAAAAAGATAACTATTTCGGAGCCCTTGTAAGAGAAGCTGTGCTGCTGGATGCCTCTGGGAATACGTCTTTTCCGGGTACGATTACCGCCACCAAAGTCTACAACGCGGTCTATAACGACTACGCTGAATTCTTTCCCCGGGGCGGGGATACTCAGCGGGGAGACATCATTGCCCTGGACGAAACTTCTGGCAAAGAGCAATATATCAAAGCCACTGCCGGCAGCCTGTGTGTGGTGGGAGTCCATACGGAAGATTTCGCTTCCATCATCGGCGGCCGGACCCTTTCTCCGGGGGACGACATCCTGAAAGTGAACCTCCCTACGTATATCCCCGTAGCCCTGGCCGGCCGTGTGCCTGTCCGGATGTATGGGAAAGCCAAGAAAGGCGGATGGGTGATCCCTTCCGAAATGCCGGGAGTGGGCCGGATGGCCCTTTCGGGCGAAAGTCTTACCCAGGCGGTGGGACAGATCGTGAAGGACGATACCGCAGAAAACGTGCGGCTGGTGAAGATCATCGTAAGGAGTGGAAGATGAAATATTTAAAACGGAACATTAACACGGTATTCCTCATGCTGGGGAATTCCTGCAATATGAACTGTGCTTACTGTCTGCAGCATCCTCTGGTGCATAAGCCTCTGACCCGGGAGGTCAACCCAGAAATCTACGACTTCCTGGAAGAGATTTCTCAAGGAAACTCCCGGCCCCTCCACCTGCAGTTCTACGGCGGGGAGCCTCTGTTGTACTTTGGCACCATCCAGGAAGTGGTGGCTTCTGTTAAGAAACGCAAATTGAACATGACCTTTGGGATCATTACCAATGGCCGGGCCCTCACGGATGAAATGGTCCGTTTTTTTAATGCCCGGAATTTTACGGTCTGTGTGTCCTGGGACGGGCCTCACGTGAGGGAAACCCGGGGATACGATGTGTTTTCCGTGCCGGAAACCCGGGAACGGATCCTGGCCCTGGGACATCTCTGTCTTTCTGCCGTCCTTTCCGCCAAAGCCTATCCCCGGGAAGTGCTTCAGGCATTCCAGAAGATTTCGGAGGAGTACAGTGCCATCCATGGGTACCAGATTGCCGTGAACCTGGACGAGATCATGGATACAGGCCTTCCGAAGAAGAATCTGCTGGATATAGACTACAGCCGGGTGAAGCGGGAGATGACGGCCATGGCCCTCCAGTTCCTGGACGGCTTTGGGAAACGGGTCCCCCCGGATCGGTACACGGAAGAAGCCTACATCCGTCAGCTTTTTGGATCCCTGAAGGACTTCTACCTGACGGGAAAAGGCAAGTGGGACCGGTACACGGCGGCCTGCGGGAACGGCCTCACGGTACTGAACCTGGATCTCCAGGGCAATCTGTATCCCTGCCACAACACCTCCCGGAAGGCCGGCACCATCCATGACGGGTACTTCAGTTACTTGCAGCGGATCCTTGCTGGGGACCACACCCATGAGTATCGAAAAGAGTGCTTGTCCTGTACAGCTCTCGCCTTCTGTCAGGGCGGCTGCAAGCTGGTGGGGGACAAAGCCCGGAAGGAATCCTACTGCCGGCTCAAGCGGGCCGTTTTCACTCCGGTCCTGATAGCCATCCAGCAGTACGGGCAGAAGCTATTGGAGAAGAACCATGGCAAAGAACGGAACCATCAATAAAACCACCTTCACGGACACGACAGCCCTCACAGATACCAGTGAGCTGAAGGTGAAGGCCATCCATGTGACGGAACTCCAGACGGCCCTGGAACAGCTCAATGCCTACGGGGCCAATGTGGACAACTGCGGAAACTGCACCTTCTGCCAGTCGTGCCAGAAATGCCAGACCTGCCAGGGATGTCAGAGCCAGAAATGTCAGTCCAGTTCCTGCCAAACCTGCCAGAGCATCAGCCAGTGCAGCTCGAGAAACTGCACCTGCCAGACGAGAGGGCAATGTGACTGCAACTGCTCTGGTGGCAACTGTAACTGTTCGGATGATTCGGGAGGAGGGCCATAATGGCAAGTCAGAACGAGATTGTATGGAAGAAGGACCTGACGGACATCCAGTCGGGACTGGAAACCCTTGCCACAAAGACGAAGATTTCCATCGACCTTTCCTCGATGAACTATGACAAGGTGAAGAAAATCAACGTGACGGCACTGGAAACAGCCGTGAACAAGTTGGAAGGAGCCTTTTCGGGAAACTGTTGCCAGGCCAACTGCTGCCAGACTTGTCAGGGGTGCCAGTCTTGCCAGACATGCCAGGGATGCCAAAAATGCCAGACCTGTCAAGGGTGCCAAACCTGCCAGGGGTGCCAGAAATGCCAGTATTACATGACCAAGAACTGCAATTGCGACTGCAACTGCAATTGCTCGGATGACAGCTAAAGGAGGAACAACTTATGATCATTGCAAAAGGAAACGTAAGTACGGCGGAAGGGCCTGTGCCGGTAGAGAATCTAAAGCCAGGAATGCTGGTGGTGGATCGGGGCCATCGAGCAAGAATTCTGCTGAAAATAGAACAGGTCCAGCTCCATCAGACACTCCATTTTGAACGGAACAAAGACCTGGTCCTGGCGGGGAACAGCCTTCTTTTCACCCTTACTGGGTTGCGAAGCGCCATCTCCCTCAAAGGCGTGCGGAAGGCTATGAATGGACGAATCCAGATGCTCTTTGAAGGGAGAAAGATGCAGGAGGATGTGATGAAAATCAAAAAGGAAGAAGTCACCGGATATCGCCTGACCATCGAGGGCGGCAAGGATGTCCTGGTCAATGGGTACGATGTAGCAGACAAGGAGGAAGGGGTATGCTGAAGATCTATTACAACGAGGAATCCAATGCTGACTACCTGATACACCTGACTCTCCGGGGCGATTACTGCAAGGCGGAATGCACCAGCAATAGCGAAAGCCGGAAGGGAGCGGATGTGATCGAGACCATGCATCCCTATAGTTCCTACGTTCTTACAGAAGGAAACGGGACCGTGAAATTGTTCCGCCGTCCCATGGCCTCGGACTACCGGTTCCTTGACCTTAACCGGCTGGGGGTATCCATCAAACTGGACTTTGCCGTTCTGACCCAGCTTTATGGAAATACCACCATCCTCGATATCGATACGGGCATCATGGCGGAAGGCCAGCGGGATATTATAGTGCGGATGTTCAACGGGCAGAAGGAAAACCTGACCATTGACTCGGACCAGGAATACGAACTGCTGCCCTTTCACACCAGCGACCTGATTCTGGGGGACCATCCCCGGATGACCTTGTGGGACAGCTACAGTCTTTCTGCCAACGGACGGGAGCTGATGGCCAACCGGAAAGGGTACCTCATCGACGGGGATCCGGAAGAACCCTTCGTCCCGGAAGGGAGCAGGGACTACATCGACTTTACCATCCAGAAGTACAAGGGGGACTTCTCCACCAGGGAAAAGCTCACAAGAGATATGGATGACGAGGAAGTCTTTGTGGAATCTTCTGCGGGCCTTGTGAACAACAGACGGGTCAGATTGGTGAACGGGACGGGCAGTTTCCGGCTGTATCCCTTTGGGTACGAAGGTCCAGTAAAGATCAAGCTGGGCAGGAAGTGGTACGAAGTGTGGAACGACTATCTGGTATTTGTGGGAAAGCAGGATTGATATGCAGAAAAATGGTATGGATTTGTCTACAAAGTATCAAATCACCCTTTATCTAGGGAGCCAGTGCAACCTGCATTGTGCCTACTGTCACCGGGAGGCATCGGACGGGGAAGGAGAAATCGCGGAGAGCTTTCTGGAAGAACTGAAGTGCAATCCGCCTTCTTCCATCAAGTTCATGGGCGGGGAGCCTCTCCTTTACATGAAGGAGATCCGGAAAGTGGTGGCTGCGGTGCCTAAAGCGAAATTTGCGGTGAGCACCAACGGCATCGGCATCGAAAAGCACCTGGAGTACTTCCGGGAGCACCGTTTCCAGATTTGCATCAGCTATGACGGGGCGGAAAAGGACTTGCGGGGGTATGATCCTTTCACTGCTCTCTGGGATTACCCGGACCTGGCGGTTTCCACCACCCTGTACCATGGGAATACGGACCTGGGAGCCATTATGGCAAAGTTCCGGGAGAAGGAGAAAGTCATCGGACGGAACCTGTCCTTCTTCCCGCATCTCATGCATGTAACCAACGAGACCAACCGGAAGTATGCTCTGACCCGGGAGGACTATGATTCCATCCTGGAACAGTACAAGAAGTATGTGGGGTTGTATCTGTCCCGGTTCCGGAGGTTCGGCATCCGGGACAAGCGGTATGAAGGACTTTACCAAACCCTGGAACGGCGCAGGGAGGTTCAGTACATTTACGGAGAAACCTACTGCAGCAACCGGACTCTCCGGAAGGTGGATGCCAAAGGGCAGGCGTATCCCTGTCTGTACATCCGGAAAGAAAAGCTAGGCACGGATTGGCTGAAGGAACAGCAGGTCCTTCTGGATGCTCTCAGCCCCGAGTGCCGCCAGTGTTCCGTTTACGGTACGTGCGGCGGGGCCTGCATCGTCAGCCAGGAGCATGCTCTGGAGTGCCGGTTCTACAAGGCCCTCTACACCTGGTTCCAGAAGGAAGTGACCCGACCATGAACTCGATTTATATCTTCCCTGAGGCCATCCATACGGAAGATACCATTTCTCTGGACCTGGAAGAAAATGGATTGCGCTTTTTCTGTAATAACAAACGAGTGGTTATTGATCTTGCTGCATTGCGGAGCGGGTCCTCCACGGTGATTTTGAAAAATCCCATCACCGGGACCGTCTACCCGCTGTTTAACTTCCGGGAAATCCTCCAGGTGATGGATCTGGGGCCCCAGGAGCTGCTCCAGACCCTTCGCATCAACGGCTATGTGCAGATCGACAAGTCCGGGAAGGATACCTTCATCAAAGTGTTTCTGCCCAATGGGCAACCTGAATTAAAGAGTCGGACTCATGACTTTTCCCGGTTTCCCCATGTGGCCATGGCCGATCTCCATAAGCTGGACCGGGCTTTCAGTTGGTCCGCGCATACGGGGAAGGTCCAAATCCATTATGGCCGGATTGAGGGATCCCTGGTGTTTGACCGCTCAACCTTTTGGAAGGAGCCGGTTTATGTGAGCCATGCCGGACAGAGCCAGGAGCTGACCGAGGGGGAAAACTGGTTTTCCTTCGTCTGGAGTCCTTCGGAAGATGTGTACTGTGGGCCTCAATGTGGACGGTACAAAGGACGGGCACTCCATATTTCAGGTTTCCAGCGGTAAAAGAAAGGAGGGACAACATGGATTTTATCAGCTACACCTTTGTGAACGCCGTGATCAGTGCCCTGGCCGTATTCGGGTGCTGGCTCATCCTGCGTCCTCAAAAGATTGAGAATCGGGCGCTCCACAAGAGTATCGACAATAATACCAAGGCCCTGGAGGACCTGACCGGTCTGATCAACGAAATGCGAGTGGCCCAGGCAAGTGTGGAGACGAACATTACCAATCTCTGGCACCGGTACAAAGATCTGAAGGGAGAGGTAGACAGAATTCATGACCACAATCGGGATCTGGGGAATCCGCCATGTTCGAAAAAGTAAGAGGGTGGCTCAAGAAGAGCCTTGGGACTGTAAAGAAGCGCCTGAACCAGTTCCAGCAGCCCATTAAATGGATCGTCATAGGGTATCTTGTGACGGTCTTTTTGTTTGTAGTTTCTTACTACGGATTCTGGATGTATCTGGCCGTGATGGGAAAAATCCAGCTGCCAGACCTATTGGCAATGATACGGGAACTAGTGGGGCCTGCCATGGTAGGCTTTGTCACCTTCATTGCAGGCTGTTTCGTGGATCTTGATGGAAACGGAGTCCCGGATCATTTTGAAAAGGAGAAGGATAAGAAATGAAGATTTTTATTAATCCTGGGCATATGCCCGGTGTGGACAGTGGGGCCGTCAATGAAACTTATGGAGTCACCGAAGCGGATATCGTAAAAGAAATCGGAGCCGGAGTCCAGCAGTACCTGAACCGGGTGGGCTATGACTGTATGCTGGTCCAGTCCGACAATCTTTGCGGGGAATCTCCCAACTATACCAATATTTGTGCTAGCGCAAATGGATGGAGGGCAGATCTCTTTCTTTCCATCCACTGCAATGCGGCCGCGGAAGAAGCCCAGGGGACGGAAACTCTGGTGTACAGCAGGGACAGTGAAGGAGCCTGCGCCCTGGCAGAATGCATCCAGAACCAGATTGTCCAGAGCCTGAACACCGTGGACCGGGGTGTGAAGGAACGGCCGGGGCTGGCGGTGCTTCGGGAAACGGATATGCCGGCGGTTCTTGTGGAAACGGCGTTCATCACCAACGAAGAGGATGTGCAGCTCCTGATGAATCAGAAGGACGGATTTGCCCGTGCCATTGCCCGCGGGGTGACGGATTATGTGGCCCGGAAAGGATGAGAGACCATGGACATGTGGCGGATCAGCGATGAATTTCTCTTAGGCTATCTTTTGGGCATCCTGACCGGGGTGCTTCTCTTTACCCTGGTCATCTGAAGAAAGAGGGTGGGGATCATTGAGAAAAAGCGCCTGGTGCTTATTGCTGTGCTTGTTGTTGTCCTTTCCGCAGGTCTCCTGGGCCTCTACGTATACCATAACAGAAGAGGAACTGACCCAGTTGGAGCAGAATATCAGCGAGCTGCAGACCATCAACAACAGATTACAGAAGGAATCCAGGCAGCAGAAGAAACGCATGGAGACCTTGGAAGCGCAATTGACCGAGGCGCAGACCGAATTGCAGAAAGCCAGGGAACAGTCCAATCGGCTCGGGAGTCAATTGAAAGATCTGGAGAGGACCTCGATCAGGCAGGAAGAATCCTTGCGGATTGCCAACGAATCCTTAGCCGCGTACGAGAAAGAAAACAATAGAACACAGAAAAGGCTAAAGGCACAGCGGAACCTGGCCTATGGGATAGGGACGGTTTTGTTGGTGGCTTTGGTGCGGAAATGAAAAGAGCCATGGTGGGAATGTTTTCTGCCATGGCTTTTTTTGCGTTATGGGTACTTATTCCTGCCATTCTTGTCCTGCTACTCTTAGAAACGAAATTTTAGGAGGAAACTGATTATGAAAGAACAAAGCCAAAAGCTGCCATTGAACCAGCGTTTTACGTTAACCCTGAAAGAAGCCAGCCAGTATTTCCATATTGGGGAAAAGAAACTTCGGAGAATGGCTGCCGAAGACCCTGGTGCCGAGTTTCTGCTTCATAATGGACGGAAAGTACTCATCATCCGGGAAGAATTTGAACAATTCCTTCGCCAAACTTCGTGTATTTGATAAAGTTGACTTATTTTGTCTTCAGAGTGATGAATAAGGATGCCAAACAAGGAGAAGGGGGAAAAACAATGAAAAAAATCCATATGCGGGGCCGTGTGCGCCGGGATAAGAAAAGAAGGATCTTACGGGCGGGAGAGTCCGTGCGGATCGATGGAAAGTATCAGTTCAAATATATGGTGAACGGGCGGCCGAAATTCCTGTACAGCTGGAAGCTGGAGCCTACGGATCCCTTGCCGCCGGGACGGAAACCCTGCCTATCCCTCCGGGAAATGGAAGACAGCCTGGAAGTGAAACTGGTGATCTGCCCCAATGCCCATTCGGATTCCATGACCGTCCTGGAGCTGGTCCAGCGGTACCTGATGCTGAAAAAAGGTGTCAAACCCAATACCCTAAGCAACTACAAGTTCATAGTCAATGCCCTGAAAAAGGACCCGTTTTCCCAGAAGGCCATTGGGAAGGTGAAAATGTCCGATGCCAAATTATGGCTGATCAAAATGCAGTCGGAAGGGAAAGGGTACAGTACCATCCACAGCATCCGGGGCGTGGTGCGGCCGGCCTTTCAAATGGCGGTGGATGATGAAATCCTCTGGCGGAATCCCTTTAACTTTGAAATGAAGGATGTGCTGATCAACGACAGCGTACGGCGGGAGGCCCTATCCAAACGGGACATGCGGATTTTCCTGGATTTCATCCGGAAAGACGAATACTTCAAAAGATATTACGAAGGGATCTACATCCTGTTCCATACCGGGCTGCGGATCTCGGAATTCTGCGCACTGACGGTGAACGATATCGACCTGGAAAAACGGACCATCAATGTGGACAAGCAGCTCCAGAAAGCCAACAGGAAGTATTACATCCTGTCCACCAAGACCAAGGCCGGAGCCCGGCTGCTGCCCATGACGGATGAGGTGTACCGGTGCTTTGTGACTATCCTCCAGCAGCGGAGGCCGCCGAAAGTGGAACCCATTATCAACGGGGTGGGGAAGTTCCTTTTCTATGATAACAGGGGCCTTCCCATGGTGGCCCTGCACTGGCAGAAGTATTTCCAACATATCCTGAAGAAATACAACAGCACCTACAAGTACCAGCTGCCGAAGATCACCCCTCACGTGTGCCGTCACACCTACTGCACCAACATGGCACTGTCCGGGGTGAGCGCCAAGACCCTGCAGTACCTGATGGGCCACAGCGACATCGGCATTACCCTGAACGTGTACACCCACATCAAGTTTGACGATGCCCAGAAGGAAGTGGAAGTAATCCAGGCCCGGCAGCAGAAGGAGATGGAAAGCGTAAGGGAGGAACTGGAGAAGGTGGGAGAGATCCAGCCGAAGGTGATCCGGTTTCCCGGGGAGCGCAGAGTGAAGAGTGCAGAGTGAAGAGCGCCTCACGCCAAGTGTATGGAAACTGAATTTGTATTGTAAACGTATTATGAATGTGATAAAATTCAGTAAAGAGGTGATACAAATGGCAAAGAATGCAAATATCAATATTCGTATCGAACCTGAAATAAAGAGCGCAGCGGAGAACCTGTTTTCTTCTTTTGGAATTACCATAAGCGATGCCGTGAATATCTTCATTCGGAAATCCCTGATGGAAGGGGGCATTCCTTTTTCCGTCAGACAGCCCCGGTTCAATGCCGAAACAGAAGCCGCCATGCAGGAAGCCAGAGATATTGCTTCTGGCAAAATTCCTGCCAAAAAATATCATAGTGCCCATGAAATGATTAAGGATATTACCGATGAAGTATGA